GTCACGTCAGGCTTGATCGCGTCGATCAACGATTGCACCGCATCGGTGATCGATGCGTCTTGGAAATCGCCGAAATTCTGCGAGGTGTAGAGGTCGGTCAGCCCGCGGTCATCGAGGTAGATCGTGCGCGAACCCACCTGCTGCAAGGTGCCGGCGATGCAACCTATCTGGTTGCCGTACTCGCTCAACGCCGACACGAGCCAGTCCGACGCCGCCGATCCCGACAGGATGTTCGTCGCGTTGCGACTCCAGATGCCGAGGACGCCCCCCGGAAGCGGACGGATCGCCGTGATCGGGTCGCCGAGGTTGATTTCCTGCGCCCCGGTGACGACGGTCCAGGCCCCGGTCGGATCGCCCACCGGCGAGAACTGCAACGAGCCGGAGAACGACAGGAACAGGTGCTTCTTGTGGCAGGCGAGGTGCGACGGCGTGTCGGCCGCCATGCCGGTGGTGATGTCGGTCCACGTCGTGCCGTCCCACTGGAACGCCTTGTGCGTCCCTGACACGCCATACATCTTCAGCCCGGTGGCGAAGTTGTAGTTCTGGAACTCGTAGGTGCCGCTCGGCGCCAGCCCCGCCTTCTTCGAGGTCCAGCCGGCGCCGGCGGACTCGTACATCACGCAGGTCGCGCCGCCTACGGCGTTGCGGAAGGCGTAGACCTTGCCGTTGTAGCTCCACACCCCGCGAATCCGTCCCTCGCCGGGCACCGCTGCCGGGTCAAACTTGGAGTAGCCGGCCACGCGGCGATAGCCGCCGGTCAACTTCTGCTCGTAGTTCAACGCCGTCAGCAGCCGACCCGGCTTGACCTGATAGGGCGGGCTCTTGGTGTCCAGCCCGCCGCCCAGCGGGATATAGTCGACCCGCATCATCGCGCCGGCCATTACTCCACCTGCACCACGAGCGGATCGTTCGACTCGTTGTAGCCGGTGTCGGCCTCGGCATGCGGCAGCGAATGCGCTTCGAGGCGCATCATCCAGGCGTCGAAGTCGAGCTTCGCCGACTGGTAGATTGTCATCGCCTCGTCGATCTCGGCCAGCATCATCTTGGCCCGCGCGACGATCACGTCATGGAACTGCGCCGGAATCGCCGAGACGTCGGCGTCCGCATCCATCCGCGACGGCGCGATCCAGTACGGCGCGTAGAGGCTGTAGGCGTCGTCCGGCCGTGGCTCCAGGATCAGGTCGAGCGATGGTTTGACGACGACGAACTGCGGTTTGTCGCTGAGCGGCGCCCCCGTCCGGTAGTCGCGCACCCAGGTGCGGTAATCGAGGCGCAACAGCGCCTGCGCGTCGTCGGTGTCCGGCGCCAGCATGAACAGGTTCGCATCCCAGCGCCCCAGGTCGGCCGGCCAGCCGGTTGCCCCGGTGGTGTAGGCGCGCTGGTTGGCCACGGTCGTGATCGTCGCCTCGGCCCAGAGGAAGGACCAGTTCGGCCACTTCATCTGAATCTCGACGTCGGCCTTAGCGACCGCCTCGACCACCAGCAGCATCTGCCCGGTCTGCCCGACGACGGTCGACGGGCTGGTGCCGCCGGCATAGCCCATCTCCCGCCGCACCCGCTGGCACAGTTGCAGATAGGTCATGCGTCAACCTTGCGCGGCCGGCCGGGCCCGCGCCGGGGCACGACGTCGATCCCGGCGCTCCCGTCGGCATCGGCGGGCGCCGGTTCTGGCTCGACGGGCAAGCCGTCGCGATCGAACAGCCGGCCGCCCTGCTCGTAGCGCGCCCGTGGCGCCTCGGCCAGCCCACCGCAAATGTCCCCGTAGGGCTTCGTGCGGTCGAGCATGGCCGGTCACCCGAACGAACGCCCGCCACTCGGCAGGCGGACCGCGCGCGCGGCGATCGGGTTGTAGGCGAAGTCCGAGCGCGAGTAGCCGCACTCCGCCATCTGCGCCTCATCGACGGCCATGTCGACGCCGTAGGTCACCGCGCGCGGGTTGGGCGGCTTGTCCCAGGCCGCCGGCACCGGCGTATTGCGTGGCATGCGCATCGCCGTAGCCCTCAGGAGCCGATCTTGAAGGAACGGTCGCGCCCGTCGGACGGCAGCCGTTCCTTCTTGATCGTGGTGTGCCCGTTCGATTCCATCTGATTCGCGGACGTATTGCCGCGGATGGTTTCGCGCTCGGCGACGCCTTCGGCCATGCCGACGCCGCTCGAAGAGCCGGAAGTTTTCTTGTCCATGTGGATGACCTCGATTACCAGGTGTCGAACAACAGATCGATCGTCGCCACGCCCGCCGACGGCGAGCCGCCGGTGGGGGCCGTGAGCGTGATCAGGACTTGCGTGTCGGCGTCGATCAGGGTGCCGGTGATGGCGCCGGAGGTGTCCGACGCCCGCACCGAATCCGGCGCGGTGATGTTGGCGGACGCGGCGGCGACGGTGAACGACGCATAAGCGCCGAGCGTGCCGGACTTGCCGACCTGGCAGGTCGGGCCGGTCGAGGTGCCGTTGGTCAGGCTGGAGCTGAAGTTGTAGATCACGTCGCGCAAAACACCGACCTTGCCTTTCGGCAGCTGGAACGGGTACGTGGTCCCGTTGGTCGAGATCGTGAGTTGCGACAGTACGTGGGTAACGCAGCGCGGATTGCTGTAAGTCTCGGACATGACGATGCTCTCCGGATATCAGGCCGCACTGGCCCAGCGAACGATGCGGGCATTGGCTGCCACGGAATGCACGAGCTTGAAGCCCAGCAGCGCGTACCACGCCACCGAGCGATCGCGGCCGAAATCGACGCCCTGCTTGGCGCGAATCTCTTCAAGAATCGCGATCGCTTCGTGCACCGTGTCGCCGCCGAAGAAGTAGGCGCGGTCGGACTTCGCGTTGCTCCAGCCGGCCGAGGCGATGGCGGTCTGCTCGAAGAAGCGGGTGCCTTCGTAGCGGCCCATCTCGCCATTCATAATCATGGTGAAGCCCGGCGTCACGTAGGTGTGGATCGACTCCAGGTCGTTCTTCACGCCGCGGAACGTGGTCGGGCGCGCCACGCAGCCGTAATCGCCGTTGTCGAAGTAGCCGGGGATGTTGCGTTCCTTCATCACATCCACGATGGCCTTGATGTGGTCCTTGCCCATCGCCACGTTGTTGGTGATGGTGCAGGTGCCGGTCGTCTCCAGCGTCACCGCCGTGGTCGAGGTGCCCGAGGTCGGCGCCACGGTCAGCGGACTGGAGTTGAATTCGCTCCAGGCCGCGTAGTCGAGCGTGCGCGTCGCGTGCTCGCGCAGCACTTTGTTGATCACCGCCTTCACCGGGTGCAGCGACAGATCGTCGAGCTTGCCGGTGTACGGCACCTGCAGGCCGTACTCGGTGATCGTCCCCGATCCCTGCGTGATCGTGAACTTGCCCGACGGGATCGGCAGGTTCTCGTTCAGCGACGTCCCGACGTCGGAGACGGTCGAGTAGATGTTCCAGTTGAACGCCTGACCGGCGTGCAAGCCCTTGTCGGTGAAGTCGTCAGCGTCACAGAACTGACGGAACTTGACCGTCGGCAGCAGCGTCATCCGCAGGTAGTCAGAGAGCTGGTCCGCATACATGTAGCCGCCATCGGCGGCCACGGCCCAAACTTGTCCAGGCATGGTGTTTACTCCGCGCCGTCATCACGACGGTGCATGGGGAAGGGGTTACGACACGGCGCCCCGGCGCGCGGCCTGCATCTGTGCGATGCGCTCGCTTGCGGTCGGGGGGCGTGGCTCGGGCTTCGCGGGAGCGGTCGCGCTGATGCCCGCCACCGGGCGACCGGCGGCGGCCTTGGCGGCGCGGCGGGTCTCCATCGGGGTGGGGCTGCTCGTCTGCGCGGGTTTCGCTCCCAGGTGCTGCGCGGCCTGCGTCACGCGCGAGATGGCGCGGCGGCCGGCCTCGGCCATGATCTCGTAGAGGCCCGTATGGGTACCCTCGGCCATGACGTCCATCGTCAAACGGTCGGCCAAGTCCCACAGATGATCGTCTGCGGCCACGGCCGGGAAATCGCGCTTGAAACGGGCGACGGCCTCGCGGCGATCGCGCTCTTCGAGCGTCTGCTGCACGCGTCGCTCGGCGACGGCCTCGACCCGCGACAGGTCGACGGGCGGCGAGGCCGTACCGTTGATCTGCAACAGGAGGTCATCGGCGGCGTCGTCGTCGCCTTCGAGCAGCGCCTGGTGATACTTGCGGACCAGCGCCTTGCGCTCATCCGGCGTCGGGGCCGCCTGCTGCTGAGCCAGCGTCTGCGCGCGTGCCAGCGCCTCTTCGGCCTCGCGGCGCATCCGAGAAGCCTCTGCCAGCCGCTGGTCGGCGGCGGCGAGCTTCTGGTCGTGGGCGAGCAGGCGGTCGAAATCGACCTCCTCCTCGGTCCCGTTGACCTTGCGCCGCGTCACCCACCTGCCGTCCTTGAGATAGACCGGGGACTCCGGCGTCTCCGGCGGAGGCGCGGTCAACGCGGGATCGACGGGATCGGCAATCGGCTCATCGACGGGGGCCGCGAGCGCGGCATCCGCGGGCGCCGGCTCATCGATGTCCATCTCCTTGCGGCGCTTCGCAGCGATCTGCGCATACAGGTCCGCCCGCGGGAACGACTGCGGCGGGCGCGAGTCATCGAGCATCACGTCCTGCGGGATAGTGATTTCGGTGTCACTCATGAGGTGAATCTCCTGCACTGGCATACGCCAGGGCTCAGCAGGGGGCTTTCGCCGCCGGGAACGGTCGGAAGGTGTCCGGCCGTATTGCCCACGTCATCACGACGTTGGCGAATTCATCACAGGGCCTCAGCCCTCGGGTTCTACGCGCAGCTGCTGGCTTTCCTGAATCGCCGCGTTCAGCCACGAGATTCCCCACCGCGCCACGTTGGCACGGTTTTGCAGCTTTCGGATCAGCGCCGCGTCTGTCGGGTCCGCGTCGAGCAATTCCGCCTGCGCGGCCTCGACCTCGGCTTTTGCTTTCAGCAGCACGTACTTTCCGGGGATGGTGTAGAACCACTCATCCGCCTGAACGCCGATGGCGACCCGCAGCCATATCTCGTCGGTGTCGTCCTCGAAGCCGCTGCTCATGGCTTGCGCGTACAGGCCGCGCGCACGATCTCGCCGACGCGCGCATTCACCGCCGGGCGCAGTGCCAGCGGCACCCGGTCGAGGGCCTTGGCCCGCGCGATCGGATCACGCAGCGCCGCGATCTGCTTCACCACCTCGTCTAGGTTCACAGCCCGCTCCCCATCTGCCGCTTGATCGCCGCTTCCTCGCGCTGCCGCATCACGCCGACGGCTGCAATGTCGCGCCGCGTC